CGTTGTATTTGGATTCAGATAGTAACTGATATCATTTTCAACAACTTTTCTGTATGGAAGTCTATTTGGTACAACAAATTGCAGAGTTGGATTTACAGCTGTTGAGAACACACAACGATTTATGACAAACATCATAGATTCGTTTTGGTCTGCTGTCCATGTTTGTAAATTTTGTGAAACAAACAATGCACCAACATACGGAGCAGAATTGATTTTTGTTATTGTTGATGGTGTTGTATCAGTGGGTAAATTCTTCGTTGAAGAAGCGATAGCACTATCACCCAACTGCGCTGTATAAATTGTATATTCATTAGATGTTGGACATCTTACAATCATCGAATATAACTTGTTAGATTCCAAATAAACAGGAGCAGGAAATTTAAATATTGTTGCAGTAGTGTCATCCAAATAATGTGGATTATCACTTGTTTTAATATATTCCAATGTTAATGTTACTTGTGAATTATCCAATGTGTCACCATTTGGATAACCATTAGTTGTACCAACAATCGATACTGTTACTGGTGCGTAACCGGTTGATGGTTTTGTTTTAAAAAATAATTTGACAGAATCAATAAAAACACCATTGGGATAATTTTCTTTATCGACAATAAATGTTTGAGCAACTGGATCCCAAACAACTGTATAAGTGTAGGAGCTAGTATTTACTCTTGTTGCGGTACTAATAAATGTATTTTTTGCTGAATCAATTGAAGCAGCATAATTTAAACCTTGTTTTGTTGCCTGTAAACCAGAAGCATAAAATGTTGCTTGAGAGAATGTAGTTGCAGAATCTAAATTGTTTGCAATTCGATTGTCAACTCTAAAACTTCTTTCACCTGTATGGAATGTTGCACCTGGAATAGCAAACACTCCAGATAACATACCAACTTCATTTGTCTTTAATGAACCAATGGAGTAAATGTCATTATTGGCTGCTGTAATAGCACTACCCAAGGTTGCAAGTTTAGTTGTACCGTTATATGAACTGATAGATGCACTTTGACCTGCACCTGTTCCATTAATTACATATAATGTGTTACCGGCATAAAAATTAGTTGTATTTGATGCAAGAGGTGATAATGTAATTGTAGTTGTTGTATTTGCATTTGTAATCAAACCACCCAAATGTGTATAAGAATCAATTACTCCACTTGCTGTCGTTGTTTGATATTGACCTGAAGTATTGAATTGTGCATTCTGAATTGTTGCACCACCATTAAAATTCGTATTGACAATATCACCAATTACATATAAACGAGCAGTCGTATTTGCTGAAGGATTAACATAGTAAGAAAGAACTTTTGCAATTGGTGTAAAATTTCCACTAGAATAGTAACCAATAATGTCACCATCTTTAAAACTACCTGTTACACCAGTTAATTCCAATATGTTTGGTTTACGAATATACTTATTAACATTTGTTCCATCAAAATAAGTATTCACAGCCGTATTGACAAGCATACCATAAGAGTTAAAGAATACAAATTGACTGCGTATATATGGAAGCACAGAAACGTCTTGGATGTATCCACCAGTTTCAATATAACTAGAATTTAACTTATCGTAGTTACCTAAGATTGTAGTTTGTTGTTGTTGTGTATAGTTCGTTACCTGATTAGTGAGCCAGTTTCCACCTCTAGCAATCGTAGCTACAGAAGTTGTTGCAATAGTAGTTTTCCAATCACCCACCGACAATACATTAATTGAATCACTGGCACGATATACTTGTAAGTTTGGATCGACTATTAATAAATCTGGTGATTTAGTTGTGTCAACCCAATTGTCCATTGGAGGACTTAAAGATACGACACCTTCATTCAATACAACACCGAAAGGATTTAAATTCACAGTACGTGAAGCAATTGGTTGAGTTACAACATTTGATGTTGCATATGGTAGTGTGTAGAAGTTTGAAGAACCAGATTTAGAAATCTTATAGTTTAAGTTATTAGCTGAAGTAGAATCAATTTGACCCATATTATACACTAATGATAGTGATTGTAATGGGAAATTAGATACGTTTTGTGATGCCGTCATCTGTTTGGTTCTACGATTAATAGTAACCAAATAATCGATGTTCGAGGTGTCGGATGTAGAATAACCAGAGAAATCATCAACTAAAATACCATTTTTAAAACGATTTAGACCGTTAGTATCTGGAATTTGTAATGCCGCAGCATCTTTCTCCAATATATTCAATGCTGTGTAGTATTCCAGGTTATTGACACGACTTTCCAAATTAGAAATATCACTCATCATCCAGCGCTTGTGTTTCACTTTTTCAAGTGAAAGATTTGGTAAACTACCTGTTGTTACTTCACTAGGAATATAAGCGGTATATGGATCATGATACAGATTGGCAATAAGCAATGCACCATCTGGTTCAGTTGGTAATAAAGGATTATCTGAAGGAGTTCCCTGTATAATACTAAACGCTCTATCTTTACTCAACACCAACTTATCATAACGACCAAAATAATATGAATAATCAGAAGTGAAGGAGGATAAATCAACAGGCATATAAGCACCAGCAGCATTAGAACCTGAACCACTAGTTCTGATAGTAAAGTTTGCTTGAGCATTTGTCAATGCAGGTCTAAAATCTATAACATCTCTTAACTGATAAACTGTTCCTGATGTAGCAGTATAACTTGGTATAGAAGCATAACTTTCTGGAGAAGAAGAAACCGGAGTCAAATATGATAGTACACTATAATAACCATCACCACCAGTTGTCTCATAGTAATCCAACAATACCAACATATTACCCTGTATTGGTGTTTGACCAATTTTCAAAGTGAGTGTTGCAAAATCGTAGTAAGAATCTCTTTGACCATTATCAAATGTGAATCTACTTGTCACATCATAAGAAGAATCTGTCAACATTGAATTGGTAGCAGCCGTTGCAGCTGATTTAGTATCGATAATTTTTACAATACGTTTAACGTCTGTGATGTATAATTTTTGTGGTTGACCTGCTGTAACTAAACCGGCATTCTGCACATATACTTGTGCATTTGTTAAATCAACTTTTGTGTAAGTTGCAACTGAGGTGCCTGTCAAATTAACACCTGTTGTATTTGCTGTTTTTAAGTTTTTAGCTTTTAGTACATAACTGGTGTCATTACCATTTCTGATAGAAGCTTTAGCAATAACAGTCGCTGTGAATGCTCCTAAATCGGAAGTTGGTGTTATGAATTTGGCCGTTGAACCTGAACCGGACATTTCTACCCGTCTGCTTCCTGTTGTCCATACCAAGTTTTGTCCTGCGGTTAATCCACTTGATAATGGGTCGGTCACAATAATCCGGAAGTTTTGTAAAATATTATCAGCTGAGATGGTTGAACCAATAGTTGTATCGGTTGTAATTGGAAAAGAAATTGTTGCAACCGGCGCACTACCAAAAGTTAATGTTCCAACAATGTTACCACCAGAAACACCAAACGATACGTTTCTGAATACTTGAACTGTACTATAAGAAGTGTCGGTAACAGAACTCACGTAACGATTACCTAAGTTAAATAGTAACTCTGGATTGCTTACGTTTTGTAGAACTGTATCACCTAATGCATTATTAGATACTTTGCTACTGTCGGCAATTGCAGCGTTTGCCGTAATTGAATATGGTGTACCGGATGTAGACTTGATTATCGTTTCATAATCAGTAACATCAAAACGTAAGGTAAATACTGATGTGGTATCTGGTGCAACTGTAAATGGTTTATCAACAAAAGCTATTTTAGCAGCCGAACTTGGTGAATAAGATGAAATTACTCTAAAGTCTCCGGCAGATGTTCCTTTGTCAATACTGACTGTTACATGATAGTAAGCATTAGCATTTGCAGAAAACTGTGCTGTGTGTGGTAATGTAATATAATTGTTGTTGGCAGAAGCTGCAGCAACGTTTGCTGACAATGTTTGATTTTGTAAACCAAATACATAGGCTTTATATGTGTATGTATTTGCAGCTGCAGTATTTGAAGCGCTAGAGTATATCATATTTCTGATATAACCAGTCGCAGCCAATGTTGAACTATACGTGGTTGTATTTGTTGTTGATACGTTTGATGCTATGACGGTGTGGAAATCTACCTGTGGTAGTGTACTCACATCAAAAACACCGTTAGCAGTATTAACATAGAAATAATTTCCATAATCAATATAAGTTGGATTATTATTTGCTGTATATGTTGTTCTTGCACGGTCATTAGTTAAAGTAACATCACTCTGTGTTTCTAATCTATATCCACGAACATAAGAAATACCTTTAGAAATACCCAAGTCATATTTTGCTGAATTTATTGTATTTGCTTTTGGTGTTAGTGTATAGTCTTTGACGATAAAATCGCCGTTTGTATCGTTTGTGCGTTTGGCCAAGTAATCATCAATAATAGAATATACTGTACCATCAACTTGTTTTAGAATATTACCATTTTCCAAACGAACTAACTCAATAAATGAACTATCATTTCCTAAATCAAGTGTTCTAGTTTCCAATGTTAAAGAAATTGCATATCTATCAGCGCCAGGAGCTTGATAGTTGGAAGCAGATATTGCTGGATCCAATAAAGAAGTGTCGTCTGTATAACTAACCAAAGTTTCACTTGCATTCAAACCAACTCTAACTGATGGTGTTGAACTATATTTTTCTAAAACAATTGTATCTTCGGTGACAGCAACAAAGTTGCCTTTAACATAAAATACTCCACTAGAGATGGAAGCAATAGAACTTAAACCTGTTGCTATGTTTGTTGCTGTTGAAGTAATAATTGTTGCACTATAATTTGAATTCTCCAGAGAAACCGTATCACCAGAAGCAAATTTTGAACCTGTAATATAACTAATAATCAATGTTGGTGAATCTCCAGCAGCACCAGAAGCTGTCGTTGTTGCTTCAACTGTTTTTAAAACTTTTGCAATAACACTATAATCTGAATTATGTACAACACCATTACTAAAAGTGGAAGCGTAAATTGGTGAACCACCAATACTGGTGTTCAGTTTTAAATAATATACATTTTGATTTACTGTTACTTTGCCGCCAGATACCGGTGTGTTTTGTGTAAAGATTGCATCAGCAAAACTAGTAATTTGATTCTGTAGGATTGTTTGAGATTGCGTTAATTCTCTGGCCTGAACAGCATATCCAGGTTTAAACAGAATTCTATGATAATTTTTTGTTGAATCAAAATCATCATAGTACGGATCTACATTAAAATCGCCAGTGAAATTGGTTGTCATTTTTTCTTTCCAAATTAAAATCTAAGTACAACACGAAATTGTTCCGTGCCATCAGGACTTCTCGATATTGCTGTTCTATTTTCTATGTAGGTCATGTATCCAGACATTACAATAAAATCGGGTTCATTGTGACTTAAAACAGTTCGAACTGCAGAGTTTATTGCTCCAGTTGCATCTTGAAATAGTGGTTGATTATTAATAATTGTACCTTCAGTATTTATGACCTTCAATATATTGGTTGAGGCATTAAAACTAGCAACGGTTGCAAAAAATGTTGCTGTTGATAAACTAGAACCCTGATATACTGTTTGACCCACCACAAAAGAACCACTGCCAGGAGAAACAAATAATTGTGATGTTACATCGTATCTATCATCGGTTGCTAAATTTGGCAGTTCACTAGTTGATTGTGGATTTAATATCAGACCTAATTGATAATAAATTAAATCTGTTGGAATAGTACCACCCTCATCACCTGTGAAATCTAAAGATAACATTACATTATTACAACCTAGTTCTGAAATTGGATCAATTGAATGACCACCAGGAGGTGAGACAGGTGCAATTGCAACCGCTGCAACATTTGGTGTATTAAATCCAGCAATAGTATCAATTGTAATATCGGCATAGGTATAGTTTGTACCAGTATTAATCATTGTCACATCAGTTAGATATCCTGCTGCATTAACTACAGCCGATGCGGATGCTCCGGTTCCATCTCCAACAATATTAATTGTTACTCCAGTAGGTTCATAACCTTTGCCTATGGTTGTTACATTTATCACATCGATTGATCCTGCACCTGCGGCCGAAACAGCAGGACTCGGTAATGACGAACCAAGGGGACAAGGTATCCAGTTTTCATCCAAAAATTTCTGTTTAACACCGCCATTGATAGCATACATGAATTTCCATTTGTATCCATCATTTGTTTGAATTAAGAACGTTGAGTCGAATGTTCCAGGCAAAAACTGTGGCTGGTCCGTAGAAGGCGCACCATTGTTATTCCATAGGCATTTAAAAATTTGGTCAAATTTATTTCTAACATAGAAATTTTTAGATATAAGATTTTGTGAATCTACGGCAAACATATCCGCATGGTCATCATAATAATCATACACAACACCTGAAGTCCAATCTCTCCTCGGAATAACAGGTGATACATCAGACGTTATTATTTTTTTTACTGCAATAATATTTTTAAAAACTTTTTTAAGTGAATATTGGTCTTGTGTTGGTACTGGAGGATTTTGATAATCGTCCCAAGGAGTAGTTTTTCCAATAAAGGCATACAAATTATTATTGACTAAACTTACATTTTGATATGCTGTGGCTGAAGGAGCAAAGTAATACTGAAAAACTTCGTATATCTTACTACCAGATAATAGTAGAGATGAATTAGCGGTTTGAATCGACATTATATAGTCCTATTAATGTTTTTATTGTTATTTCGTAATAGCTACAAAAGTATTGGCAACATCTGTGCCAAAGGAAACATAACTAGCACGAATACTAGATGTTAATGGTATTGAAACTGTTGTTGCACCGTTTGTTGAATTAAGTGCTGAACAACCGTGCGTAAATGTTACCGATCCACCCGAGGTGTTTGTAATCCATAAATCTACAGTTTTACCAACATTAAAGTTTGAAAAGCTTACCGTTACACCACTAGATGTGTTGGCTCTAACTAATGAATTATTAGCAAAGTCGATTGTAACAGCTGTTTGTGCACCAGGATATACTAAAGGTAAATAGACTAATCCTTTTCCTGGACTAATCACACCACCAGTATATACGTTGCCAGTAATACCGGCACCACCATATACTAATAAACCACCATTTGTATTGGCAGTAGAACTATCCATTGGGAGACTTTGTAAACCTAATGTAAGAGCATTAGAATCCAAATAAGACCTTGTAAAACCGCCCACATAATTTCTATAACTTGATGCACCTAACTGCATTGGATAAAGTCCAGTCTCACCGGCATTTATAGTGTTTGCCACAACAGTATTTGCAGAAACAATACTACTAATCGTTAAATTACCAGAAACTGTTTGATTTAGTGAACCGGTTAAATTAACTTTATTGGAAATGTTGGTGTTTTGTGTTGCATCCACACCTTGAATGATGGTGATAGCAGTATTGCTATAATCTAACCTGACGTTTTGGCTAGTATCGGTACCTTGAATGATGGTGATAGCAGTATTGCTATAATCTAACCTGACGTTTTGGCTAGTATCGGTACCTTGAATGATGGTGATAGCAGTATTGCTATAATCTAACCTGACGTTTTGACTTGTGTTAACACCTTCAATAATGGTGATAGCAGTATTTTGACCAACATTAGTACCTTCAATTATGGTCATTCTAGCGTTCTGGCTAGAATCGGTACCTTCAATTACAGTAAGTCTAGTATTCTGTGTAGCGTCTACACCCTGAATTATTGTTATAGTATTCGATACTATGGTATTTGATGTTATAGTATTCGATACTATGATATTTGATGTTATAGTATTCGATACTATGGTATTAGATGTTATACTTTGACTGACAACCAAACTATTATTTGAATATAAGTTTGCAGCCAAATTCTTCACAGTCATTTTATTGGTCAGACCAGTCACTAGGTCGACTGTTACGACTAAATTTTTTGCTGTATTTGAATTTAACTGAGTTACTTCAGTAAGTTCTGTTATTTTTATTGATGACATTTTCTACCTTATAAGTCTATATGTAAGTAATCGCCGTTTTCACTTATGACAAAATAACCATTTTCTGTTGTTAATCCTGGAGTATAATATGATACATCTCCATAAATCATTACTGATTGTGTGTTGGCATTTTTGTTTACTGTAATTCTTGTATTTGAAATTGGTCCCAAAGAACTGTTGTTGATTGAGAAATTACCGTTAGCAAATACTTTAGTGACCGCATAATATGTTCCACCATTATTTAATGAAACACTATCTCCGACAAAAATGATATTATTTGAACGAGTCATATCGGTAAATGTACCAAAATTACCATCAAACTGACCAGTCATTGTAGTTATATTTATGATATTTGATGATGCGTTTACTGAAGCATAAGCAACATTCGCAAAAGTTAGGAACACATTATCAGCCATATAGATTGTATTGCTTTGCCAATCAACACTAGTGATAACAGAATATGCGTTTGTGTTATTTGTTGATATAAACTTTATCCAGTCATTGGCAAAGATTGTATTTCCAATATTACCCGAGATAATCCCAGTAAGTTTAATCATATTGTTACTGATTGTGGTCGAACTGGTTGATACATTCAATGTAGCGTAAGCGCCCGCACCGGCCACGTGAGCAAGTGTGTTTCCTTTTTGGAAGTTGTCTGTAACGGATAAGTTGAATTTTTCACCGGTTTTAAGTAGTACCCTTCCCCTCAATCTCATACCAGCTGGATGTAATAGATTGAGAACCAATTCTCTATATGTTTTTATGGCTTGGTCTGTAGATAATACATATGTGTAGTTGTTATAATCTTTACTTTCCAGAACAAGTCCATATGTGGAGATTAGGCCATCGTCATTCAGATACTTACCTGAACCAATAATAACACCACCAACAAAACTTGCTTCAGCTCTTGCCAATCCATCACCATATACTTTAATACTTGTTGGAACACCAACAGAGTTAGTATAGTATTTTTGTGGAATCATAGACAAAGTTGTTGTTGTTTTGTCAATTTTCAGATTTGCCGTTTCACTATATGTTCCAGTATAGTCATATATTCTAATTTGATAAACATCGTTTGCTGGATTAAAAGGTGAAGCTGTAGACAACTTAGTTATTGAATCGACATATGAACTAAAGGTTTTAACATTTGAAGAATTTTTCTGATAAATTACATCATTTGCAGAAGGCAAAGATAAAATTGAAACATTACTCAAAGCAATATCGGCAACCCTCAATGATACATTTGCTGTAGAAATGTAATCTGAACCACCATCTGTGAGAGTAATTGAAGAAACCGAACCAATACTATCAGTTGTTGGTGAGAACGTAGCTCCATAACCCATAATTCCTGTAATAACCAATGAGGCATTTGATCCTGTATTTGAACTTATTACAACAGACGGTATCCAGTCTGGACTATAACCTGTACCGCCCAATGGATACGTATTTGAACCTGTCTGTACTGTATTTCCACTAGAGTAAACATAATTTGCTGAAATGATTGAACCAGCAGCATTAACTAAAAGATTAGCATATGCACCTCGACCTGTGCCACCAATAACTACTATCGTATTTGAATTTGAGTAATTTATACCAGCATTTAAAATTTGAATTGGTTGTAAAATACCCAAAAGTGCTAAATCATCAGTACCTACTGTTGCACCATTGGATGTAGCATAATTTGATATGGCTACAATTGAGGGTAACGAGTCATAATCTAAACCTTTATTAGTCATTTCAATTGAAGCAATTGGTGCAACATTAATTGAACTGAATGTCAAAGAATTTGTGAGTTTAGAATTTGTGTTTGCAAGTCCGGGGTATACACCTGCAAAAGATGTGTATACGACCGGATAAGTTGAATTACCAAGTTGAACAGTAGCTACAGAACCCAACGTATTACCCGTTATCATAGGTAGTGTGATTTGCTTACTATAGTCAAGTAAATTAATTTGAGCAGCAACACCCGAACCGCCACCACCAGTTATCGATAATGTTGTGTTTGGTGGTAATCTATAACCATGTGATGGATTAACAACAACAATACTTCCAACAGCACCTTTTGTTGTAGTACCAACTTCAGCTGATGCTTTGTCTGGATCTGAAATATCAGGATTTAAACCTCCGTATATAACAACAGGATCTCCAGGATTGTAGAAAAGTCCTCTATAACTTGGATTAACAGTTATGGAAGGAACATAACCTAATAGTTTTTCTCTTATTAACGTGGCTGTATTTGGAATTGAGTAACCTTGGTCTTGGAAATATAACTCACCATTTAAATAATAAACATCTAAGTTATTATTATCAACAACTCGAATATATTCACCAGATTCAAATATCCTTTGTAAACTAGAAATAAAAATTTCAGTTTTTGTTCCAACTTGTTTAGAGTTATTTACAATAGCATAAGCTTTACTAGTTTCACCAAATATTCTTAGGTTATCAATTACCAACCATTCATCAGCCAATGAATTGATTTTAATCGACCTTGGAATAATCCACTTACCATCAGATGCTTTTAAGATTTGATCCGAAGTATTATATGTTTCGGCATCAGAATTGTAAAGTGCTCTAAACAGAAACTTGTAAGATTTTTCAATACCTTTTGTTTTATATAACTGTTTGGAAATCTTTAATAATTTCCTTTTGTCTGCCAGTGCATCTTCAGGAATATAAGGTAAAAAATCATTAATGAAATATGCCACAAAATCGTCAAGTGTATTATCTACATCAATATAATTTAGAATATTTTTTGAACCGTAACTTGCTCCTTGGCCAGCCGCATTTGTTATGGTACTTATAGAGTTAGCTGAGTTTGTAGTTTCTAACCATGCATAATAAGCTTCTACAAAGGAAACAAATGTCTGATAATTAACATCGTCCCGAATAAATTCGGGAAGTTGCGCTGATACCTGTAGAGAGGTCTTGTTATTGAATTGAATCATTATGATTTGGCTGTAATGCTAACATTAATTGCATTAGGGTCTGTATTATCTAATGTAATAATCTTATCTCTACTTGAAGAAATGATTGTGGAGTTTGGAACTGCTTGTACACTTAACACACCGAGTGGATTATTTACATCCGATGGAAGGAATGCAGTTAAAGTTACAATACCATTTTCATAATCAACAGTACCAGCAGTAGGATCCAAAATAGTTTTTACTCCGTTATCATAATAATAAGTTCTAATAATACCAGAATTTCCAGCCAACACCACAGCCGCAGCACCCAATTGGCCACCACCGCCAATAATTTCAACTAATGCTTCAGTGTATCCATAACCAACATTTGTAATTTCAATAGAACTTAAACGACCATTAGATATTGTTGCTATTGCTGTAGCATCAAATCCATCACCCAAAACATTAACTGTTGGTGTGCTTGTATAACCGTAACCAGGATTAACAACATTGATTGCTTCAAGTGATGTTGTAGGTGTGGGTGTTTCTTCTAAGTAAACGTTTTCTCTAACTACATTGTTGTTCTTCGTATCAATTACTTGGAATGTTGGAGTTACACTAATGCTTTTCGAATAGATGTCCTTTTTCAATGATGTACCAAATTTAAATGTGTAACTTGTAGAATTGAGTGTATCTGGTGTAAATCTTTTCTGTAATACTATATTTGCATCATTTGTTATGAATGATGGGCTTACTGCTTGTACTGCTGAGATTAATCCATATAATTGAAATGTTGAATTAAAAGTATTCAACGTAGACGCTGCAAAAGTTTGAATGGCGGAATAAACTTGACTTTGTAATTGTGAGGTTGTATATTGTGTTAATTTTGGTGAATATAAAACATTTGAATTCACAACAATGTATGTATAATCCACATCAATAATTTTGGGTTTTACTGTAACTACCGAAATTGGTTTGATAATTTCATTTTCAATGATGGTTTTTTGACTATTTGTTAATGTATATCCACCTGTTGGTTTAATTGCCACAAAAATTATACCATAAACTGGCGGATCATTATCTTCACCACCCCATACATTTACAGCATCAATTGGAAATATACCAGAATTATTCTGTATCAGATAGATGTAATCTTCTTTGGTAACAGCTCGTCCTTGTGCGGAATACGCCTTAGGAGCAGTATATTTGATGGAGGCGATAGATTCTCTGTCTGACCCCTGAACCGCTGAGGAAACGCCTGTAACAACGGTATTGGAGTAACCGGAAATAGAGTCCATTAATACAAAAGTATTAGATCCTGTGGCAGAAATACCACTAGATTTAATATACGATAATAGTACTACATTTCCATCAGTCAACGCTTTACCCAAAATACCATCACCAAAATAGATTTGGTAATTACCATTTGGTCCTTCTTGTAAGAAATAAGAAGCGATAGATGATGTTAAATCTAAAAATTCCTGAGCCTGTGTAAAAACTTGTGAATAAGAGTTTGATGTGCTTTGTTGTACAATAATTGTTATTGAAGATGTATCAACATCTGCATCAGGTATTTCAAATATTGCCGATGGATTGGTTACAGCATCATATGTGAATGTCAAATTAACTGGTTCACCTTGTTTTATTGTTAAATTTGAAAATGTAACTGTATTATTATATAAATTTGCGTTAACAGTATAATCATCCAATGTTACAAATTTATAGTTTACACCGTCAATTCCTTCAGACAAGAAATTTGTAAATTTAGGCAAGGTCAGAGAAGCATCAGTAACTTGATTTATTTTTAAATCAATAATTGCAGCTGGTGCCGAAACCGATTTTGGTGTATAGTTTAATAGTTTTGCGTGAGAAACAACAGAAGAACGCTGAATGGCAGAGTCCAAGAACATTTCATTGGCCACCATGTTCAGATAATAAGCATTGTACTGTGTGTTATATGCCAACAAGTCTAAAAGATTAGAAAGTGCAGAACCCTCATAATTGTAGTCTTTTAGTGTGTCTTGCGACTGTAGATATTTTTTCAGATTGGTTTTAATTGTATTAAAATCCAAGTCTGTTATCTGAATTTGGCTATTAGCTCCTGCCATTTAATTTACTCCATTGTTTTTTTGTTGCATTAGAGAGTTTATTTCTGTATTCCGTTGTATTGAATATAGACAACGGTTCTTTCCATGCATTTTTTACAGAATTGGAAATATTTTCTAATGTTTCTTTGTTATAAATTCCGGTTTTTCCTTTATTCCACGGAATATTTCCTTTTTTTACTCCTCCAATACCAGGTCTTTTAATTCCTTTATTATAAGGAACAATTCCTTGCATGGCCACACTTTTTTTCTTTCTTTGTTCTTCGGTATGTTTATAACCTGAAACACCATCACCACCCTCGGTTTTATTTAAAAGTATACCTGTACCCAAATCTTTACGGCCATACCAACGAATATACCGCTTTTCTAAAGCTAATGCGCCAATTTCTGTTAAATTTGATTCCATAACAATAATTTTCATTTTATCTTTAGGTATAGAAATACCTTGGTGTTTGTTCCATGCTCGAAAATCTTTACCTTTACCAATATAGTATGGTGAACCATCACTTTTTCTAATATATGCATAAACATAATACATTATCTATTTCTCTCTAAAAGGAGTGTTACTGTTGTTGGTAATGTAGCATTTTCTATGTAGAATGACAAAGAAATGTTGTAAGCGTTTCGGTCTGTTAATGGAGTGGCTATAACATTATCGATTGTTGCTCTTGGTTCATAATTTTCAACCATTGTTTGTATTTCTCTCTCTATTACTGTTGCGGTGAGTGGAGAAATCAATTCAAATAATAAAGCATCTAAACTAGAACCCAAATCAGGATTAAATGGCCTTTCATAGTTCCTAGTTAACAACAGATTACGTATGGAACGAATGACTGCCTGAGTATCATAACTGAGAGCAACATCACCCGTCACAGGTTTTTTAGTGAAAGTAAAGTCGATATCAGAGTAGATTTTGCTTAAGTTTGCCATCTTTTATTTAGTTGAG